ACATGTAGTAAAAGAATTGATCTTTGATACTGCAAAGTCTGATGGTCCGGGAATTACGATTGCAATCCCACTTGACCCAGGAGCAACAGCAGGAGCATGGTGTAGGCAGCTTCAAAGAGAACTTGCAGAGAAAGGTTATACCGTCAAGTTGGTTAAGCCTAGCACAGCTAAGGTACAACGTTTCCGTCCATTTGCCACGATTGCTGAAGCAAGGTTTGTGCAGATTATCCGGGATGCCCCTTGGACTAAGGCATACCTAGACGAACTTGAAGCCTTCACCGGGCAGCGTTCTCGTATCCATGATGACCAAGTTGATGCTACTAGTGATGCAACCTATGTCCTGCTTCAGGACTTTGTACTGCCAACTATGGTTATACCTAACATCCAAGTGCAAGGTCAAACTCTCCAGTCTTTCCATAATTCTTATGGGCAGAATCACGGAAACTTCACTCTGCCTACGTTCAACATAAAATCATAAAGGAGCCTTATGGCTACAAGAAAAAAAGCAATTGAAAAGGCTGTAAGTCCTTTGGATCAACCTGAACGATTTAGAATGGGCGAGATCGGACAGCTAGGTATTAAGCATTTTGCAGGCGTAACCCAAAATGAACTCAAACGTGAACTGAACTGGCCCCAAAGTATTAACACATTTAAGGCCATGACTGAGCATTCAGCAGTGAATGCCCCTTTGACCTTGTTCGAGAATATCATCTCAAAAGCAACTTGGATTTATAAGCCTCCAGAAGAACCCACGGAAGAAGAGAAGAATCAAACTAAGATTATCAACCAGATGATGCACGACATGGAACAACCATGGACTGAGTTTGTGCGTGATACTCTTAGTGCTAATATCTTCGGTTTTTCCGTGCATGAGAAAGTATTCCGTAAACGACTGAAAGCTAACGGTAGTCTCTACGACGATGGTGTCATTGGCTGGAAGAAGTTGCCAATCCGTGTACAGGAAAGCATCTCCAAATTCCTTTTCTCTGAAGACGGTAATGAAATCGTTGGTGTACAACAGAACCTCTCTGCTATCAACGATATTTATAATCGTTTTAGCAAACGTAGTAATCTGATTAATATGCCACGTAGTAAGTTTATGCTCTTCCGTACAGGTAAGCATAGGGGTGATCCGTTTGGTAAATCACCCTTACGTGATGCTTATCTTGCATGGAGATTCCTTACTGCACTGGAAGAACTTGAAGCAACGGGTGTAGCCAAGGACTTAAACGGCCTTCCAGTCCTGTACCTGCCTGCGCAATATCTTGCTGCTGACGCACCTCCAGAAGTACAAGCAATTCGTTTGTACTACGAGAATGTCATGCGTAACTTGCAGATGAACGAACAGTCTGCTGTGATTTTGCCACAGGTGATCGATCCCGAGGCAAAAGTCCCAATGTTCAAATTGGACTTGCTTTCTGTTGATGGTAAGAAAAACTTTGACATCAGTAAGATCAAAGAGTATTACAAGAACCTGATCTTTACCTCTCTTTTTGCCGATGTGCTCGTCCTTGGGCAATCATCTACTGGCTCTTTTGCTCTTGGTGCTATTAAGAATAGTCTAGCAGGGGCATATGCTGAACGTCTGATTTCTAATATCGTTGAAGTTCTTCAAAACGATTTAATCAAAATGACGTATGAGTTGAATTCATGGCCTACAGATCGTATGGGTAAATTTGACTTTGACGGTATTGAACCTGCTGATCTGGAAACCTTCTCTAAAGCTGTGCAACGTATGGGTGCTACTGGGTTTATTCCTAAGAACCTTGAAGTTATTAATGCAGTGCTGGAAAGTTTGGGGATTGATCAGTTACCTGAAGGTACAGATGTTGAAAGTCTGCTTCCAGATTCTACCTCGAAAAGTGGAGAGGGATTATCCTCCGCAACCGGAGGTTTGAATGGTACAGCTAATTCTGTAGCGACTAATGATACCTCAAGTCTTAATGCAGAGAATGTAGCATGAGCCTAGGAAAAACAATCCCCGTAGCAGCAGGAAGTACCTATACGAACGTATACACTGCCTCCTCAATCCCTGTAGGCACAAAGATTCTAATCCAGAATACATCAAGTTCTGATTTATTTGTGTGCCTGTATGCAACTCCACAAGACCAAGGTTTTGTTCTACAACCATACGAAGAGTACATCGTACCTGCTAATAGCTTAGGCTGCTTTGTTCGCACTACATCTCTATATGGAGGTCAACTCTCCGTAGAAATGGGTGCTTGGAATACTATCGGTGCTCCAATTGATGAAAGAGTTTATACAGGTCTGAAAGGATTGACTACTCAACCTTTCATTGAAGCTAATGTAAAGAATGGTACACAATGGGAATTTTCTTTTGAGGATAATTCTGTAGCAGCAGGAGCAAATACTGATTCTATTTTGACTACTGGTAATCAGTACGTTTTGATTAAGTCCAGGCAGATTACTTTTACTGGTACTGAGATTGAAGCTTCAGTATATAAAAATCCTACGTATACAGGTGGTTCTACTATTCCTATTTATAACTTAAATACTGCAATCGGTGGTTCTCCTTTATCTGTACTACGCACCAGTATTACAGTTACTTCTGTAGGGACTGAAATAGCAGCAAAGACGCACTCTTACGGTTCAGATACAAACGGGAATCGCTCAAGTGGTTCTTTCAGTGTTTTTGGGCTAGAAAGGGTTTTACAACCGAATACAAGTTATCTCTTGAGAGTTACTAATCAAGACACTTCTACAATCAAAGTAGCAGGGTATATCACTTTCTACGAAGGTGAAATCAGTAGTTTAAATTAAACCAAAAAGCATTTCAGCAATAAGGAATAAAAATGCCAGATAGTATTTTAGAAGTATACGGACTGCCCGTGAATGCAGAGGGTGAAGTAGTTGCTACGCTTGGAACAGGTGGTAGAACAGTCACGGGCATTTTGCCCACCAACGCTACACCTGTTAACGCAGTAGGTCAGATGGTTATTAATCTTGAGGGTGTTGGTGGGAGTTCACAAGTGAATATCTCATTAAGCCAAAATATTGACGTAACACTTTCTGGAAAAACGCTAGTATCAACGTCTGCGGTGCCTATCACACTAACTGTGTTGAGTGATTCCGCTGGCTCCTTTGTAGACAATGCAAACTTCAGCATCTTGCAACTTGGTGCTGGAGCGGTAACTGTGGCGGCAGGGGTCGGCGCGACTATTCGGATTCGTGCAGGGTTCCCGGCTCAAGTGCAATACGACACTGTTTACCTTACTCGTATCGGCGCAAATGAGTGGGTGATGGAATGAGTTTGCGCCGCAGATCACCAGCCGCGCTGTTCAATGGTGTTGACAGCTATGCCACTATCCCAAGTTGGACGCCAACTGGAAAATTTGGAGTTTTCGCGCAGTTTTCTGGTGCAGTACCTACATCCGTAGATGCGTACCTGTTGGTGGATGCTACGGGCCGTAATTTGGCCGTACGTGGCCCCGGAACAAAGTCCCAATTCGCATCATCTTATCCCGGTAGCGCCGCAGTTTTGACACCATCAAACGGGCTGGTTGGCATGGTGGTGGAGGCCGGAAAAATGTACACATGGGACGGTGCCACATGGACAACTGCAACGGATGCAGCCATTGTTACGACATACACCTACACCACCATTGGTAAGCGTGGCACCATCTTTTCACCAATGGCACTGCAGTGGATGCTGTTGTATGACTACGCCACGCCATCAAACAGCCGACACTATGTAGCACAGCAAGACGGATCGCTGCTTGATATTTTGTACGGAGGCGTTGCTGCAACTGGATATAACCTAAGCCGAGTTGACGCAGACCGTGGGGTATGGACGCCAGCGGCAGCTATGCATGAGGTCAAAACGGCAACGCAGTGGGAAACCAAGTACCTAGCGCATTACAGCGTAAACTTCCCATGTTACCAAGCGTCCCCGACTATCCAGATGCAGTGGGGGGAAGAATTCTCATGGTCTGGGCAGTATTGGCTGCAGACCTATATCCTGATGCACAAAACCACCGGAAATGTTGTGTATCTAGATAGGGCCAAAGTACTTATTGACTATATGTTCAACAACACCGACAAAGCCAGATTTGATCGGGGTGAGATTTTTTGCGCTGATAACACTGGCACCGGGGGTATAGACGACAGATATAACGATGGGCCACCTCAATACCGTTGGGTGAGTGATGGAGGTGGTGCGCTGCAGGGGGTAGCTGCAAAAGGCTGGCGCAGAAAAAATGGGGCTCTCTGGCAAACTGGACCCTTGTTGGATGGGGCCATCACATCAGGTATAGCCAAATACTGTCACTACGTTCTGTCCCGCCCGACGCTCTCTAGTCGTCACGTAGATGCGTTGGCGTATCTTAGCAAATGCGCAGAGATTATTCATGATCACGATTTGATTTGGTCAGATACAAAACAGGGGGCGTTTCAGTCGTATTTCTTTTTGAATGGTGCGTCTAACAGTTTTGGTGACGCTGGAAAATACGGCAATCCAGTCGCCTTTAATCACACATTTGTGTGCTGTGTGACGATGGCCATTTGCAATGTGTGGCTGACTGTGGATGCATCGTTTTCTGACAAGATCAGCAAGACCTTATCGTTTTGGCGACTATACCGGTGGCGGGAGACGCGGGGGGGCTGGCACTGGTGGTATGCTTTTGATACAGTCCCATCAAACCGCAAAGCGCAGGATATAAATCACGCAGGAAATCTTGAGGTCACGGCGTTTTATTGGCTTACACGACTAGGATATATGACAGAAACTGAGCTAAAGCAGTGCGTCAAAGGGTTTGTTGAGTACGCCGAGCTAAACGGGTCTGGAGCTGCCCGCTACCGTATTGACGGAAGCTATAAGTCAGTTGGTGATGCCATTGCTGGTGCAGCAGACGCTAGTTGTTTAGCTCAAAATTGCATGGTAGCAGCCACTGTTGATCAGTCTTTAATCTCATTGGCTAGGCGTATTGCTTCGATAATGCTTGTACCCACATTAAGCTGGCCTCAGTGGGGTACTTTTTCAGCTGCCGCATACGACATCGCAGCTAAATCTGGCACGCTGGATGTCGCTGCAACCTAATTCCCTCAGCACAACACTTAGAAACTCCCGCCCCTTTCGGGGCGGCTCTTACCCTAAGTGTCCTACAAAGATAACTCAATATCTCACATCAATCAAAATTGACTTGTAATTATTACAAAAGTATGATATAATTGATTTATCTGTTATCTAGAATGCTAATAAGTATAAAAGGAAAAGATGACAAAAGAAATTAGATTAGTTTCTGTAGCAAAGTCTTTAGACATTGAGAAACGAAGGGCTACTTTTGTAACCCTAGAGCCTCAAGATGAAGATGGCATGACTACAGACCTTCAAGGGGATTGGTACTCTGAAGAAGAAGTAGCAGAAGCCTGTTATTCATTTAATAAATTCTGCCGCAAGGCAAATCTCCTACATTTGATTGAAACCAATGGATTTCAATTCATTGAGTCTTATATTATACCCACTAAAGCCACTATCGGTGAAACCCAAGTAAAAAAGGGAAGCTGGGTTCAGACAATTGAAGTTGAAGACAAAGAACAGCACGACTGGATTTGGGAAGGTATCAAGGATGGCACATTTAATGGATTATCCATTCAGTGTGATGCGTATGAAGAATTTATGGAGGACTGATGGAAAATAAACGAAAAGCAACGCGAAAACTTAAAGGCTTTGATTTCTCAAAGAATGGTGCAGCAGTTGCACTTGTTGGTCCATCAGTCGGTGGACCTGCAAACGGAATTCCTACATTGATTGCTAAAGCCAATAACTTCTCCCCTGAGTCTATCCAAAAGATGCAACAAGTACAAGTGACTTATGAGTTGCCGGAGTTTCTCAGAAAAGTATTTGGTGTGTATTACGAGGATGCTGAAGTACTTGCCAGAATGCTTGGCTATGTAGAACCAGAGAATGAAGCCCCAGAAGGTGATGATTGGTACGAGAACTACATTGAAGAAAAGCTCTCTGCGTTTACTATTATCAAATCCTTGCATGAAGCAAAGAATCTGCCGGAAGCACTTTCTAAACTCACAGAAGATCAATATCTAGATGTCCTTCAAGATCAAGCCCTGATCGAAAAGGCTCTTAAAGAATTCGATGAAAAGTCGGAGACCTCAACCAAAGTTGAGAAACAAGTTGAGGCACCCGCCTCGAAGAAAAGTAAAACTAAGGAAAAAGTAATGACCCAAGCCGTTGATATGGTTGAGAAGTCTGCACTTGTCGAATTGCAAAAATCACTGGAAGATCAAAAAGTCTCTCTGGAAAAAGCACTCGCACAAGTCAAACAATTTGAAGAAGAAAAGAAACAAGCAATTGTTAAGTCCAAGACTGATGCTGTCAAGGCTGTGGTCAAAGACGAAAAGCAAGCTGCTGTGATTGTGAAGGCTGCTCTCGCACTCGAAGATCAAGCTGATTTTGAAGCATTGGTTGCTGTGTTCAAGAGCCTGAATGAACTGGTTGAGAAATCGGATGCATTCAAAGAACTTGGCGCATCGGCTGAAGCTGGTGAAACACCAAAAAAGAATGGTGTCCTTGAAATCATCAAGTCGCAACAAGCTAAGAAATAAATAATACTAGGAGAAAAATATGGCTACTATTGCTGTTGAAAAATATCGCTACTCTCATCTCGTTAAAGAAGAATTGTGGCATGAAAAAGGTTACTGCACTAAGCAAGTAATTGTTAATGATGCTGCTCAAACACTGGCACTTGGTACTGTTCTTGGTACTGTTACCAGCGGTGGCAAGTTTAAGGTTGCTAAGGAAACCGCTGTTGATGGTTCTAAGGTTGGCTCTGCTATCGTTGTTGAAGCAATCACGATTCCAGCTACTACTGATACTAAGGTTCTGGTGATGTATCGCGGTCCCGCTGAAGTTTCTAAAGGTGCTTTGGTGATTGACGCTACCTACAGTGATGCTACTAAACTTGGCGTGCTTTACGCAGATTTGGAAGCCAAGGGTATCCAAGTTTCTGATGCAGTCTAATCTATAAATATAATAATAAGGAAATAAATCATGGCAATTCGTGATTATGCAGAACCGTTTAAGGTCATTGACCAGACAGAAGCTATTATCTCTATCCCTAATCAATGGGGTCTGATCAACGAGCTTGGTCTGTTCCAACAAGAGGGTGTTACCCAACATACCGTTTCTGTTGAAAGCCAAAACGGTACTCTAGCTCTGATTGGTGATACCAAACGTGGCACCCGCAATCAAGTTAACAAGGATGATCTCCGTACTATTCGTACCTTTGCTATTCCTAACTTCTCTGTAGATGACGCAGTTTTCCCAGAGGATGTTCAAGGTCAACGTGCTTACGGTAGTGACAATCCTGATACCACCGATGCTGTTATTGCTCGTAAGCTAGCACGCCTGCGTCAAAACCACGCTGCTACTTTGGAGTACGCTCGTGCTCAAGCAATCTGTACTGGTTCGGTCTACAGCCCCAATGGTACTGTTGCTGCACAAAATGCATACACCGAATTTGGTGTTACCCGCAAGGAAATCGACTTCGTGTTTGGTACTGCCACTACGGATATGATCGCTAAGGGTGAAGAAGGTTTGGCCCATATTCAAGATAACATCCAAACTGGCGATGTTGTCAACCGTATGGTTGCACTGTGCTCTCCTACTTTCTTCTCTAAGCTGATTTCTCACGCTACTATCAAAGATTCCTATAAATTCTACACGAGCACTCAAGAACCTTTGCGTAACCGCCTTGGCTCTGGTCTGTATCGTCGTTTTGAATTCGGTGGTGTGGAATACATTGAGTATCGTGGTAGCTACGCAGGTAGTGCACTGATCACCGCTGGTGAAGCATTCCTGATGCCTGTTGGTGTGATGGACATGTTCAAGACGTTCAACAGCCCGGCTAACAAGTTCGGCTCTGTGAACGCAACTGGCGAACCTTTGTACGCCTTCACATACTACGATCCACGGGACGAAAAGATCACTATTCAAACGGAACAAAATCTTTTGAATCTGGTGACTCGCCCACAAGGTATTGTTCGCTTGTATAGTTCGTCTTAATTGACTGGGTTCTAACGAACCCTTCTTACTGCAGAATCTTGTGACAACAGGGTTCTGTGTTAAGAATTAAATAACAAATAAAGGAGCCAAGATGGCATACACCCTGATCGAGCAGGTCAAGTTAGAAGTGGCCGATTTGGATGCAGCAATGCCGTTGCTCTCTGATGATGACTACGAGTACCTGTTAACTAAGCAAAATAATTCAGTAGTCCGTGCAGCAGTTGATGCTGCCAGAATTATCCTACTGAAACTCTCACAACAAACTGATGAGACTGTAAGTATTTTTTCAGTTCGTGGTTCTAAGGCAGCAGAATCTTATCGTCTTGCACTTGAATTGTACATAAAGAATCCCCAACTTAACCCATTATATAATAATTTGGTTGGCTACTTCGGTGGTATCTCCATCACAGACATGCAAGCCAACAACGCCAACGCAGATAACAACATCGTAGTGAACCCAGGTAAGACTGATCAATTGTACGAGACAGGACCATTTACCTACAGTTGGAGAGTCTAATGAGTGAATGGGCAGTAAAGAGCACTAAACGTGCCTTAGATCGTCACGGACAGCTTCTCCCTTACTCTACCATCACCCGAACAGTAGACCCCATTGCAGGCTCTGCTAGTGAGGTTATAACGAATGTTA